GGCAGTGACAGCGGAGAGGTTGATCTTCATGGCGAAGATCCTTTCTGCCCTAGGTGGGCGTTGCTACGGACTTGTTGTGCACGGGTGACACGCGCCACTCGTCGCACAACGGATGTGATGGGTCGTCGTAGCAAACGACGCATCGCAGCAGGTGAGCGGGGTATTGCTCACTACATGCAACGTAGTGAGGTAAACCCAGCCACGAGCGAGAGTTACGACTCTCGAGTCCGTATAACGGACCGCGGCTACCCCGTCGCGTAGACAACGCCAAAGGCCCTACCCCCGGTAGGCCCCCAACAGGGGGGTTGTAGAAGCAGGGGAAAGACCCTCCCCCTCTCAAAAATCTCTTCCGACCCTTCCGGCCCTTTCTCTCTTTCTCTATATATTTTTCTCTACGTAGAGAAAAGAAAGGTTGGTATCCTTGGTACGGCATCTGTTCCCGAAAGGAAACCCCCCAGGGCTTTGGGGGCACCTGGGGGGCAGGATTGGAGCTCGGTAGAACTTAAACTTCGTCTTCTTGGTTCCTGCGGAGACTGAGCCCGCAGATACCTCGCTGGTGTCCTTGGCTCTCGGACATCCGCATCTGTCGGAGTCCCCAGCTGGATTCCTGGCAGATCCGCACGAACAGCATGTTAGCCGGAACGTGCAGCCTGACCCTATTGGATTCCAGCCAGTCCTCCCACTGGTCCTTCACCACTTCGTTCGCCACGAACCCATCCTTGCGCTGCACAAACCGCGCATGGAGGAACGAGTCAAACGGGTTGTTCTGCAGGTGATACAGCCGGACCGCATCCTGAGCCGCAGCCGGTACGGGCCACCTCTTATCCATCTCTGATGCCAGTAGCCGCCTTGCACCCCATGCGGCCCACATGGCAATCCCCTGCAACTCGGCCTCGAGCCGGTCCTCCAGGCACAGATCCTCCTTGCCCTCAAAACTCACCTCAAAGGGCAGAACCAGCATCTTGCCGCTCAAACCCCTGCCCTTATTCGGCAGCACCGGGATCTCGTTGCTCTGCAGCATCGGCGCGGCATTCACAATGACGTTCCGCTGCTGCCGCTGGTGCTTCACATTCACGGTCATCGGGTCCTGCCCGACGATGTTCTTCAGCACCCGGCACACCCTTTCACCCGCCTTTGAATCCACTTCGTTGACCTCGTTGATGCTCAGCACCTTGGACCGCTCGAGCCCGTCCATGCCGAACTCGCCGGCTAGGTCCTCGAGGCTGCTGCTCATGAACGCAGCCCGCCCGATCAGCTTCCGGATCACCGACGAGATGGTGCCCTTTCCGCCACGGATCTTCCCGTACATCAGCATCCACCGGGCATACCTCCGGGTCCCCAGCAGGCAATACCCCATCCACCGGGCCAGAAGCTCCGCCCACAGCGGATCGCCGTCACCCCACTCGGCCACGGCCTGCTCCCACCTGGGGCACTTGACCGACTCGTCGTACTTCACCGGCAAAACCGCGGGGTCGAACCAGTTCTTCGGCCTCCGCATCGTCTTGCCGGTTGCCGCATTGAACAGCACATCCTCGAACGCAATGGTCGTACCGGGATCGAAGTCCCCGAGCGGGGTCCCGATCCAGCACGGAACCTGCTCCGTGTCAATCCTGACCAGCGCCTCGAGCGCCCGGGCAACCCCGTCGATCTTCTGCTTGTCCGGGCTGTACCGCTCCAACGCCACCCCGTTCCTGGTGGGCTTCTCCCAGACGGCGTCCTCGAGGCAGACCCAGATCAGGTCCTTCAGCCTCTCGTCGTCCATGACGAGCCAGCGGTTCTCCCGCCAAACCCACCAATCGTTCCGCCACCTGTAGACCCCCGAATCCCGGAATCGTTCCTGCATGACACGCCGCGCAACCTTCGTCGGCTCAATGGAGCCGAGCGGGTCCTGTCTCCAATCCATGTTGTTCTCTCCTCTGAAAAGGCTTGACGCCGTTCCTGCAATTGTACCATGAACCCCAACAAGGAGCAACCATGGCATTCGGCGGACCCGCAATCTTCTCGAACGACCCGAACATCGGAATCCGGCAGATGGGCATGGAGGCATTCATCCCCACGCCCGTCAGCTCGATGACCTTCAAGAGCCGAGCCGGCGTTGACGCCCGACGCCGTGGCAACTACCAGAACGCGCCAACTGGCCGTTCTAGCGCACCGCCGCACAAGGTCGTCACCAACCCGGACGGAACGAAGATGTCCGTCCTTCTCGACGGCAAGAAGAAGGGAAAGGGCAAGTTGCCAACAGCCCCGCCGCCTCCTTCATCAATGAATCCGATGAGCCTCGAGAACATCCTTCTGCGTGCTCGTCGATTTGGTTACAAGGGACCTCAGACTCCTCCCGCCACGACAAGCCCAACCGTCCGTGTTCCGACCGCAGCCGAAATTGCTGACGGCATTGCTTCTTTGGAAAATCAAGTGAAGCAGGACAAGGCAGACGAGTTCTTTGGTTTTCGTCCTCAGAACCGCGGCTGGAAGGGTAAGGTGAACAAGGACGCTGGAGCAACCGATCTTGTTCCGAGCACGATGTTCCGTGGCGGAGCGATGTTCGCTTGAAGAAGGCCCGCCCGTCCTACATCTCGCTCGGTGGGGGCATGCGTCTCCTGTCCGAGCAGTACTACCTGGACAACCTGAAGGGGTTCGTCCGGTCGCGCCGGGGATTCAGGGGACTATGCCGGGCCATCGGCTGCCCCCTGATCTTCGGTGACCTGGGCGTCGCATACGTCGACCCAGTCACGTTTCAGATCTGCATGAAGGCGATGACTCGTGCAGGCGGCCGCGACTTCCTGATGCCGGGCGCTAAGAACCAGAACGGCAAGCGCACCAACTACCCGCACGCCCGCTCGTCAATCCCGATCGAGGAACTCCGCACCCACTGGCGCTGGCTGGTGGGGGAACTGTGCGCCGGCCGACGACTCGCGAAGATCGGCACGCCCGCGCAGGTGAAGCGCGCGATGCTCGACCTGACCACCCGTCTCGCCGAACTCTCCTACTCCACTCTTCCGGAGATGGTGGGGCATGAGTACGCTAGACGCATCCAGCAGGCTAAGCTCCCAGAGGACCCGGAAAATGGCAAAGCAGACAAGGCGAACCGTCTCCAGCATCATGTCCGGAATGATCGGTCAGCAAGGCCGGACGCGGCCTTCGGTCACTCAGCCGACGCCGACTGCTACACCGACGGGTCCGCTGACGGGGACGGTCCAGTCAGCGACTGCGAAGAAGATTGCTGATCGCTCGGGCAAGGCCGGCCTCGTTGCCGCCGCCGAAATCACGCGTGCAGGCGCGCCTTCCGAGCGCTCGGGCTCGCAGCGCATCGCGTCCTACCTGAAGAAGAAGGGCTTCGGCGCGGATTGGGAGAAGCGCATCGAGGACCGCGCACGCGATCTCCTCATTGCCTCCGAGCGCCAGCGCGTCGGCTCGCCGAACTACGGCAACAAAGATTACATTCCGAACGACGCGGACCTGAAGGAAACCTCCTACCGCCTTGCTATGGAGCAGGCGAATCGGATCGACAACCCGAAGGCGCGCGACCTTGCGCAGCAGCTCGTCTCAGATACCTACGGAGTCGAGCCGTCCGGCAAGCTCCAGGTCGGCGTCGTCAAGAGCGACAAGCCCCGCAAGGGCCTGCTTGGTCAGGGCGCCGAGGGAACCCGAGAAGAAAAGATCAAGGAGCTAGGCGCACGCAAGCGCGTCCGCCTCGCCAGCCAGGTAGCCCAGCAGGGCGTCACAAAAGAAGTCCTCGAGGCCGACATCAATGAGATGAACCGCCTGGAAGCCGAGGGTGATGTTGCTGGATATGAAGAAGCCAAGCGACGTTTCTACCTGCGATTTGCTGCCCATACCGGAATTGAAGGTGATGTCAGTCTTCAGGATCAGACTCGGCAGGCAAAGAATCGAATCAGCGAGTTCTCAAAGGAGGCGGAAGGAAGACCGGATCGCTTTGGACAAAAGGACACCGGAGACCGTGGCGGCAGTACTCAGGAAGGGAAAGCCACAGAGGATGCTCCGGAGATCAACCGACAGGCATTTGATGTTCTTGCTGCCGATCCGGAGTTGACCGAGAGAGTTCTTGACCGCTTTTCCGACACCGACAAGGCGGCGGTCATTGCGAAGTTCAAGAAGATCAAGGACGACCCGAACTCCGACGCGGCGCAGATGACGCGCGCCGACCTGCTGCGTACGTTCAACAAGGCGCTGTCCATCGAGGGCATGGTCAAGGCGCAGACTATCCTCGGCGAGGTCGGATCACCCGCAGCACGCCGTGCCGCCAAGATGCAGGAGGTCCGCGATGCGGCATCTCCTGAGACCCGTCGTGGCGAGCGCCGAGAGCAGCTTGGGAACATCCGCTCCGCAATCAAGGTCATCGAAAGCGTGATGAGCGGGGCGCGCCGGTACGACTCGCGTGCTGGCGGTCGCGAGGCGATGACCGCCGACATCGGCTCAGTGATGAACGCACTGAAGCAGTACGTCCCCGGCAACCGTCTGTTCCAGGACCGGATGCAGGGACAGGTCCGCAAGGCATTCGGCATGGCTGCCTCGGGCAACGTGCGTCCGATCGGCGAGATCATGAGGGGCATGCAGATGCTCGGCCAGAAGGCTCCCCCGTCCATCGAGGAGCAGGTGGGGAGCGCGAAGGGCGACGTCCCGCAGCTGGCCGCGATCATGACCGGCGTCGGCAATCGAATCCGCGGTGGCGCAAGCACTGCCCGTGTGAAGCCGGGCGCCCGGAACGTCCTGACCGGCAAACGCCTCAAGAGGGGCGTTGCTCCGGCAGCCGAGCCCAAGGGAGGAGTTGAGACCGGTGCGGCAACCGGCGTTGGCGAGAGTGCCGGCCTTCCGCTCGGCCGAGCTCGCGGCAATGTTCGCCAGCAGCCCGTTCGCCAAGAGGAAGGCGGATACGCGACTGGTCGCGTTGAACTTAATCCTCCGAAGGTCGAGACCGGCGGTGGATCGTATGTTCCACCTAAGAGGTACACCCCTCGTGGCGGACGCATGTCCTTTGTAAGGGCTGAAAGGCCAAGCGTCGAGGATCTTGGCGTTCCGACGACTGACAAGCTCAGCAACGCGTTTGACCAGTTCATGGCCGACACGCAGTCGGAGGTGCTCGGCAAGGGCGACGTGCGAATGCAGGGCCGCGATGCCCAGACGATGGGCAAGGTTCGCGGTCGCGCGTCCGAGCGCCTGCGCACCCTGATGAAGGCGTATAAAGACGAGACCAAGCAGCTCAACGAGCAGAAGGACATTGCGGAGATCCGCGATGCCAAGCAGCTTGCGTCTGCCCAGAAGGATCTTGCCGCCCTGAACAGAGAGATTGCCGATGGCAAGAAGCGCCTTGACGACATCCGCCGTTACGTTGCACCGCGTCAGTCGAAGAACATCGGTGAAGACGTTCGTCGGCGGGTTCCTGTCGACGAGGGCGACGACTTCCGACCCAACGTCTCAAGGCCGAAGAACCTCCCGCAGACCCAGGATGCCGAGACGATGCGGGACTACCGGGCTGCGCTCGAGGGTCGCATCAAGGTCCTTCAGCGTCGCGTGACCATTTTTGAGCGAGAGCTCGCTCGTGCAACGCAGGGCAAGAAGATTGGCCCGCGCGTCATGGGCGCTGCTGTCCGCGAGGGTCGTCGGCAGGAGATGCCGGCAATCAGGCAGAAGGGCACGCCGAAGCAGAAGGGTAAGTCCAAGGCGCGGTCGACTCCGCCCCTGCCTGAGGTCGTGCAACCCAGCGTTACGCCTGGCGAGCGCGACGAGCGTGCCTTTACGGGCGGCGAATTCGTCAAGGGTGTTCGGCAGGAGCGCGGACGAAAGCAGTCCGAACCCGTGAAGCGGGCAATGCGCGGCAAGCGCATGCGCCTTAAGAAGACGCAAAAGCCTGGCTACGTTCAGCGGATGGAAGATGTGGATATGGTCCGCAGGGCTGGTCTGGCTGGTCTCCTCGAGGGGCTGCCGGCATGACGCCGAGGAGCCTGGCACAGAAGAAGGACGAGATGGTCGACGAGACCGTCATGTCGTTCTTCTGCCCCACCCGCCTGGGTACGGCGATCCGGGCGACCGAGTGGGATGTTGCGGAGGAGATGGAGCGTCTGGTAGACATCGCACGTAACGGGACCGGCAAGGTCTCTATCGACGCCATGAAGCGCATCAGGGAGATCGTGCGCGAGGTGGCAGAACTCAACGGAATGATCACCACGACTGCGGCAACGCAGACCGTCACGGAAACAAACGGCGATGGGAAGACAATCACGCAATCGGCATCACGACTCGTCTCAAGCCTCAGGAGGGCCCCAAGTGCAATCACAGAAGACTCAACAGCAAGAATCGCAGCCACCTACTTGCCATCTCGCGGACCTGGATCCGCTGATCAGTAAGGCGTTTGCTCACATCGCGGCGATGGACGGGATGCAGGCCGCTCGAGGCGGCGCACCGATCCTGTTCTCGCTTGGCATCATTGACCCCGTCACCTGGTGGGGCGAGCCGTCGGAGCTCGGCAACGCAATCATCGAGCGCATCAAGATGAACAACCACGTGTTCCATCAGCGCTGGGTTGATGCGGCTACCGAGATTGTCTCGGTCAGTCCTGCCGCTCACGAGCCCGCGTTTCTTGCTGCTTGCATCCTCCGCATGGCCGCAACCGAACTGGTTGCGATCAAGGGGATGCAGCGCAAGATGGTGGGTCTGTGAACCCGGTTGCCATTGACCTGCCTGCGCAGGGCAACGGCATGTGGCCGCTGCCTGCCGACTACCTCACGCTCACGCCCGAGGGCCAGCGCCTCGCGCGCGTGAACGCGTGTTCGCAATGGCTCGTTCCCACCAACGATCTTGGCCTGAAAGCCACACGTTTTGCAGGGAGCGTCAACTTCTTCGACAACTGGTACCTCCACCCGGATTGGGAGGAGGACTTCAACCCGTACTTCTACGACGACGATCCGGTCGAGCCGCCGGCCGGCCACTTCGCAATCTATCGGATGTGGGCAATGGCTCCGCGCTCGGTGGCGATTGCGCCGCGCGGATTTGCCAAGAGCAATTGCTTCCGCAAGACCGCGTTGCTCCAGATGCTCTCGCGTCCAGCGTTCTCGTTCATCTACGCGACGAGCAGCATTGACAACGCGGAGCAGACGTCGCAGATCCTGAAGACGCAGTTCATTGCGAACAAGCGCATTGCGGACGACTTCTCGCCGGAGTTCCCTGACGGACGCATCACGCCCAAGCGAGGCGAGGCATCGTTCGGCGTTGAGCTCATGTACTTGGCGAACGGCTCGTGGTTCCGAGCCATCAGCGCGGAGAGCCGTCAGCGTGGTGGTCGCCCGCGCGTGTACGCGCTCGATGACCCCGAGTATGACCCCAAGGCGTCGACGAGCATGTCGATCCTACGCTCGTACATGGAGCGGCTGCTGTTCAAGGTCGTGATGCCGATGGTCACCCGCCGAGATACGAGCGTGCGGTGGCTGGCTACGTTCGTGAGCCGGCGGCACTACGCGTGGCACGCGATGATGACTGAGCTGCTGGCGGATGGGAGCCGAGTCGCGAAGGACCCACGTTTCGATCAGTGGGCGCGCTTGATCCTGAAGGCCGAGTACACGGACGAGGGTGGGAAGCCCCAGAGCACGTGGCCGTCCATGTGGCCGGTGGACCGGAAGACCCGCGATGCCAACGAGAAGCTGAAGGGCCTGATTACCCTGGAGGACATCCGGGAGATGATTGGCAGCCACAACTACATGGCCGAGTACCTGGCCCAGCCGGGCGAGAGCGAGGAGGCCTACTTCGGGGACGTGACCCAGGAGCGGCACGGGTGGTGGCTCGAGCAGCCGGACACCGACAGCGACGTCGACCCCTACGCCTCGAAGTCCACCGTGTGCTGGCGGAACAAGTCCGGCGAGACCGAACGGATGGATCTGCCGGAGTTCCTGACCAACCGGGTCAAGTTGTTTGCCACGGTTGACACCTCGTACACGGCGACCACGGACTCGGACTTCAAGGTCTGTACGATCATGGGGTACGACCCGGTCGAGGCGGTCTTGTTCGTGCTGGACACCTGGGGAGGCCAGTGCCGAGAGCCTGTTCTGATCGAGCACGCGTTTCGGCTGGCAATGAAATGGCGGGTTCCCTCGATCCACGTCGAGGTGGTCCGGCAGTCTTTCAGCCTGTACGCGGCCATGGAATCCATGGTCAGGCAGCGGGCGGACCAGATCACGGGCATGACTCCGCCCAAGGTCGTGAAGCTGAACCCCGGCGTCATGGACAAGACCTCGAAGATCAGCGCCCTGAACTACCGGTTCGAGCACGGGCTGATCAAGCTCCCCACCTGGCGGCGTGGTCTGATGCCCTGGCGGCACCTGTTCGAGCAGATCGAGCAGTTCAACCCGGACGCCGAGAACGGCGGCCTGGCGCACGACGACTTCATCGACACCGTGGCCATGAGCATGTTCGTGGTCCGGGGACGCATGGAGCGGTCGGCCGTCCAGCAGGTCGACGAGGACCGGCTGGTCGTCGAGAACCCCCTCGAGGAGGTCGCGGCCGGCAACTATGTGGACAAGAAGTACGGGGTGAACATTGCGGATGCGATGAATTTCAATAACATCTCGGTTGAGGACGCCCTCCGTATCATGAGGGATCCCGAGCCCAGGAGCGGAGGTTCCCGTGTCTGACCAGATGATCTATGAAGCGCCTCGCCCGAACCCGGGCCAGATGACCGTGACGATTCCGCTCTCGTACTTCAACATGCTGGTGGAGTCGTACTACATGGGTCGGCGGGAGCCACAGGTCCAACAGGTGCCGGTGCAGCCCCGTGAGGATGCGCCGTTCGTGAACAGCAACTTCAATGGCGTCGACCTTCTGGAGGACATGCCTCCGGGATGGGCGCGCGTGAGGAAGAAGCCCGATGGCAAGTGACGGCGTCAACCTCCCGAAGGACCCGAAGAACCTCGGCAAGATCATCGACGCGCACGTGTCGCGTGAGATGCTCAAGCTGACGTACCGCCGCACGCTCTGGCTGCTGGCGTGGTACTACCTCAACGGCTTCCGCCGGTTCGACATCTTCGACCCGCGCACGGGACGCATCACGCCGCACTACCTCGACGAGGAAGGGAACATGGAGTTCCAGTCCACCGAGCTGCTGTCGGTGGTTGACAAGACGACCGCTCGCCTCAACACTATGGATCTGCGCCCCCGTGCGCTGAGGCAGGGATTCAGTCTTGCAGGACTTCGCGAACGATCTGTGGCTCAGCTGGTTGCCGACGCTGTGGTCTCTGACCAGCAGCTGGTGGGGGTCCAGCGTGACTTCAACTATCTGTTTGCGCTGCTTGGCTCTTGCGGCATCACTGGTCATATTGTTGATAGCCCGACGGTCGGACTCACGGCAGACCTCGAGGTGATCCACCCCAAGGAACTGATGCCTTTCCCGTCGCTCGGCCACGACCACACGAAGGTGCGCGGTCTCGTGCGCCAGCGACTCGTGCCGCTGAACTTCCTCAAGGAGAAGTACGGCAGCCGCAAGATCGACCAGAACATCGAGGAGATGAACGTCTGGCGTTGGCAGTACGGCCACCAGATGGAAGAGTCGCAGGACGCGCCGTGGAACGGCACGGGCTACTTCGTCTCGACAATGGCGAACGGCGGCATCAAGGGCAACGACGAGGACGAGGACACCCAGCAGGTCTGCAAGGTGCGCGAGACGTGGATCCATGGACCACGAGGCACCGT